GGCAAATGTCATTTGAGAATAATCGTTTCCTAATTTTGCTACAGAACTCCTTCTAGATATATGTAGAAATATTTCCTCTTGAGATGACTGATTATTTATACCACTGACTTTTGAATATGAAGAGACAAGAAAGTTGGTCATTGTCATTCTTGTTTCAGGTGTATACTTATAAACATGAGCATAAAACCCTTTTGGAGCATTAGCTAATGTTGTTGTAGGCCTAAGGTAAATTGAACGATCAGGATCATTAAAATTGCAATCACTTCCAGTAGCTCCAACATTTGCTAAATAGGCAGCTGGACTAACACTGGTAGCAGCTGATGATACCACAGATTGTAAAGCAGGAACCATCTTTGCTCTCGATCTGAGACCCTTACTAAGTGTTATAGCTTTGTTTGTTCCCTGCCCTCTTTCCTTATTCTTCTTCAGACCATCTTGTTTGCTTTTCATTAATTCAATTAGTGGCTGGAAGACTTCAACAGACATAACTTTGTTTAACGAGTTAGATATTGATTCCAACGTCTTATAATTAAGAACTGTGGGAGAAAACATCACACCGCCTTTCTCAACTGCTACACTTCTAGCTGATAGCTCTATCAGAGATTCTCTATCCTTTCTGAATATCTTTGTCCATATTTGTAAGCATGTCATTATAGCTTCTGATGATGTTCCCCATAGTTGAAGCATAACAATGGTTCTAGCTAACATTAGTATATATGACTCATATTTAGATAAATTAGAATTTAGCCCTAATGTGAATGAGTCCATCACTGATTCCATGTCGCGCCTCTGATTGCCAGATGTTACAGGATCAATAAGTGAATATAGGAACTTAATTGAGTTACTACCAACAACTTCTAAGCCAAGGAAGTAAGAATTGAACTCTACTGACTTTTCTGATACCATATTCTTATAATCACTGGTTTTAATTGAGAAGAATCTTATTGTTTTAGCGTATAATGATATGACATTCCGAATGGAGTCTCTAATTGATTGAACTTCCGACTTACTCCTTTTATCAGAAGATGGGACATATGTAAACAATGCTGCATCATCACTGGTTATGAAAGCTGATACATTTATATTTCCAAAGGATCTAAGCATATCTCCTCTTAGCTCAGCTATTAACATAGTAACAAAAGTATGATATAAAGAAGAACTATAATGAAAGATTCCTTGTCCCATGTGAAAAGGGCCATGTAATCCTGGTAGTGTATACCCAGTTTCTTGATATTTAGCTAACTCAGGGTATGTAGGCATCTGGAAAACCTTTCTTTCAGCTAAGAAGCAGGTTAACATAGGTATGTAATATTCTGTTGTGAAATGTGACATCAAAGAATACATATATCCAAATAGCACTGTATTAAAGTTTGGTCCCCATCGAGTTTGATCTATAGTTTCTTTAATTCCATCATTAGCAGTACATCTGTTTTGAGCGTCAGATAACATCTCAACTTTCTTAGGATTGTCTAGCATATCTATCTTGGTCG